AATGTGAAAACGGATGCGGAAGCTAAAAAAAAATTCGACCAACTGAAAGGGTAATGACAACACCGCTTTTTCTGCTTCGGTGTCTGCAAATCGGACTGTCCCTACGGGATTTGGATTTATTGACCGTAGGGATGGTTAACGATATTTTTGTGGAGCATATGAATGATGACTGCAACTACGCTACGCTGGCAACACAGGAAGATTTTGACAAATTTTAATGTTTTCTGACATTTCACGTTGTGTACTCACGATATATTTGCTATAATGCCTATCATAAAAAGGGGCGGAGGATTCGTGTAAAATGGATATCAATAATATTCTGAAACGGGTTGCAAAGGAGAACGGTGTGAGTGTTGCAGAGGTGCGTATGGAAATGCAGAAAGCATTAGATGCAGCATACGAAAATCCGGATACAAAAGCAGAATGGGATAAACGCTTCGGTGTAGGGGTAAAACCTACGATTGAAGAATTTATTTTAAAAATCGCAAAAGAAGTGAAATAACGAGACGGCATCTGTTTAGGCAGGTGCCTTTTCATTTTGTGGATAAAATGCCTTTTCATTTTGTGGATAAAAAATATTGGCTTTTACAGAAGAGGAGAGTATAATTAGAACGATATAGAAAGGCTGAATTTTAGAGTCATTGGAGGTCTTGGCAAATGGGATTGTTGGTTACATTCTACTCACCTAAATCTGTGGAAGAAACAAAATTGGTTATTACGAATGTTGTCAGAGAATTAAACGGTAAGATTAATAAAGCTGACGGCACTACCTTGCATGCCGAATGGAGAAGTAAACGTTTTCTGAAGCTAATGCCGACAAAATTTACCTTTTTTGTGGGACCCGATATGGTAAGAGTAATTGTGGGTGGAGGTTCTCTTAAAGGAAACGGAACGCTGCCTATTGTAAAAGAAATAAGATTGGCGCAGGATTGGTATCTTTGGGATGATTTTCTTATTAAGTTGGGTGAGATGTATCCATCAGACAATTTTTGCTTAAAGGCCGGTAAAGCAACAATAGATACGATTAAATTTTTATCGGATGGTGTTCAACAGGTTTATACCACTTCTACGTGGTACAATGATTCCATTCCTTTAATTCCGGGTGGAATAGCCAGAGGTGTGACAACTTCCGAAACAAAAATGAGTAATAAGCTGTTGGCACAGGTTAGATATACAAACGGTTATACATATGAAGGAGAGTTAAATAGAAATTCTGCATTGTACCAAGAAATCATAGTAAACATGAGTTTATATGAGAAAAAGTAGAAAAACGAAAAATTGAATTTGATGGAGAGAATAAAGTGGAATATTTAGAGACCCCTTTTGGAAAAGTCAAAATACTAATTGATGATATCGAGATTTCATATAACGCAGTAAAAAAGCAGCCTAATGAGAGATTATGCCCAGATATAGTTGGAAGATATCACATTGATGTGAATTTTACTCCCGACGGAAAAGAACATGAAATTAAATGTATTGTTGAGAATATTTCATATTTAGACAAAGAACCAGAAAGCGGTGAAATGTTAGAATGTCAAGCGTTTTATAGTGCAGATAATTGGAAATTGTCAATTGGTGTAGAATGCGAAACTGGATTTTTGCCAGATGGAAGAAGATTGTCAGATAGATATGATTATGATGCAAGATACTTGGAAGATGGAATGTCGTATGCGATATTACCAGAGACAAAAGAAGAACAGTTCACTTTTGGAATAGCTTGGATTAATAATGTTGAAGAAGACCATGCCAGAGATGTTCAAACTTGGTTTGCAGCAGATGTTACAATAGATTAATGGTAGCAGAAACTTTCAGTTCTACGCATACAATGAGGAGAATATATGCACATAATATTGACAGAAAAAAAAAGGGTAGTGGCGGCACTGAATGAATTTGAACTGAAAAAATACGGATACGATGTGCAGTGGTTTAAGGACAGAAAGCCGTTTAAGGAACAGATTATGTTTGACATTTTTGCCGAGGCTACTGCAAAATATAAGATGAAGTTCGATATTGACGATTGCAGATTATCCATTGATACCTGCTTAAACACCGTGCTTTTCACATTTTCAGAGAAGTCCAATCTGGTCTATTTGGATAATGACTACATACAGGATGAAGCGGTGGTAAACGGTATACATCGTATGTTTCAGGAACTGCCGGATGAGCAGATAGATATGGGCATTATGGATGTGGAAGAAAAGAAACGTCAATTACAGGAACTGCGTAGTGATAAAGGGAAAGAACTGATAAGGGAATATTATTTATAAAAGCAGAAGGGGAACAGGGAATGAAGAAAATCATAAAAAAGATTTGCTTTGAACTGAAAATGCTTTATATCGACTGGAAGTGGGATATGAAAATGTTTCACTGCTTTGAGCCTTACCCACCATCGTTCTATTATCGGTACACACCGGAAGAAAGAGCCTGTATCTGGGAGAGAGACAAAAAAGAATTGTTGGAAATAATAGCACAATTAGATAATTGATTACATAGGCACTTGCTTTGGCAGGTGCTTTTTTTGTGGGGCCAAGTAGGCTCCTTTTTTTATGCCATGAAACGGAGGTGGAGACAGATGGCTCAAGAGAATACAGGGTATCACGGTAGAGATTGGTGGGGATACTTCGAAGCTGACCGCCGCCTTAAGGGATGTAGATAAATCCTTATCAACCACTCAGGGAAATCTGCGTGATGTAAATAAATTATTGAAACTTGACCCCGGTAATACGGAGTTGCTGGCACAAAAGCACCGTCTGCTTGGGGATGCCGTAAAGGAAACCAAGGAGAGACTGGAAACTTTAAAGACGGCAGCACAACAGGCAAACGAGCAGTTGGCAAAAGGGGAGATTTCGCAGAATCAATATGATGCCCTGCAAAGGGAGATTATTGAGACAGAAAATAAATTAAAAAGTCTGGAAGAACAGGCAAGCCAGTCTGCGGTAGCCATTCAGAAAATCGGTCAAGCCGGAGAAGGGATGCAGAAACTTGGAGATAACATCTCCGGTGTAGGAGAGAAACTTCTGCCCGTTACCGGAGCGGTTACTGCACTTGGAACAACAGCCGTAAAGGTTGCATCTGATTTTGACTCCGCCATGAGTCAGGTGGCAGCGGTGTCCGGGGCAACAGGAGAGGAACTGGAAGCCTTACGGGATAAGGCAAGGGAAATGGGTTCTAAGACCAAGTTCTCAGCATCCGAGGCAGCCGAAGCCATGAACTACATGGCAATGGCCGGTTGGAAAACTTCTGATATGTTAGACGGTATCGAAGGTATTATGAACTTAGCCGCTGCATCGGGAGAGGATTTGGCAACAACCTCGGATATTGTAACGGATGCACTTACCGCATTCGGACTTACGGCAGCCGATTCCGGTCACTTTGCCGATATCTTGGCTGCCGCCTCATCCAATGCAAACACCAATGTTTCCATGATGGGTGAAACCTTTAAATATTGTGCGCCGATTGCAGGAGCGTTAGGTTTCTCGGCAGAGGATACCGCAGAAGCAATCGGTCTTATGGCAAACGCAGGTATCAAGTCCACACAGGCAGGTACCGCAATGCGAACCATGATGAACAACCTTGCAGGAGAGGTTAAATTCACGGGTGCTGCCTTTGGAGAAATGGAAGTGCGAACTACCAATGCCGATGGCAGTATGAGGGAATTAAATGACATTCTTGCGGATTGCCGTGTGGCTTTCAGTCAGATGAGCGAGTCGGAAAAGGCAGCCAACGCAGAAGCACTGGTAGGAAAAAATGCCATGTCCGGTTTTCTTGCCGTTATGAATGCTGCTCCTGCGGATATTGAAAAATTAAACAGTGCCATCCAAAACTGTGACGGAACTGCTCTCGGTATGGCAGAAACCATGCAGGATAACTTGGCAGGACAGTTAACTATTTTGAAGAGCCAGCTTGAAGAGTTGGCTATTTCTTTTGGAGAAATTCTGATGCCTGTTATCAGGGAAATTGTCACTTGGCTTCAGGGATTTATTGATAAGTTAAACAGTATGGATGAAGGTACAAAGGAGATGATTGTAAAAATCGGACTCTTTGTAGCTGCCGTTGGCCCGGTGCTGATTGTGATTGGTAAAGTAATCAGTGCAGTGGGTACGATTCTTACCATTGTTCCGAAAGTGGCATCTGCCTTTGGTGCGGTAAAGACTGCTTTCACGGCATTAAGTGCCGTGTTTGCTGCCAATCCCATCGGTCTTGTCATAGCTGCGGTGGTAGCTCTGATTGCCATTTTTGTTACGCTTTGGAACAAATGTGACGGATTCAGAGAGTTTTGGATTAATTTGTGGCAGGGGATTAAGGACTTCTTTGTGAATATTTGGGAAGGTATCAAATCCATTTTCTCCGGTGTCATTGATTTTATAAAGAATAACTGGCAGTCGTTGTTCCTGTTTCTGGTTAATCCGGTAGCAGGATTTTTTAAACTTCTGTGGGATAACTGCGAGGGATTCCGTGAATTTTGGTTAAATCTGTGGGACGGTATCAAAGATATCTGTTCCAAAGCATGGGAGGGAATTAAGTCATTTACCTCTACGGCATGGGAAGCAATCAAGAATGGAATCAGCAGTGCATGGGAGGGTATCAAAAGCGGTGTCAGTTCCGCAGCTAGTGCCGTTACGGGATTTGTGAAGGACGGATGGAGCAAAATCAAGGAAAGTACAACGGAAACTTGGAACAATGTAAAACAGGGTATTTCCACTGCATGGGAGAATATAAAATCCGGCACAAGCACGGCTCTTTCAAATCTGAAATCCAACGTGTCTGAAGCGTGGAGCAATATTAAGAGCAACACGTCTGAAGCATGGAATAACATGAAGGACAATATCAGTTCTGCATGGAGTGCCATCAAAGACGGTGTGTCCAAGGCTTCTGCATCCGTAAAGGAAACGGTATCAAATGCATGGAGTGCCATTAAGGAGAACACCTCAAATCTGTGGAACAATATCAAGGATACCGTAAGTAACATCACTTCTGGGATTAAGGACGTGGTATCTAATTTCAGTGATGGTGTGAAAAACCTAGCATCTGATTTGTGGGAAAAAGTGAAGAGTACCTTTGATGCCGGACTGAATTTTGTGAAAAACTTAGTCAGCAATGTTCTCTCTAACGTCATCGACAATGTAAAAAATTTCTTCGGAAATATGTTGTCGGAAACCAAGAACCGACTGGAAGAGATGAAGAACGGATTTTCCAATGCGTTTAATAACATTGTATCCGGTGTGAGCAATGCGGTAGGCAATATTAAAAATGCATTATCGGGGGTGTTTGATGCGGTCAAGAATGTATTTTCCAATATCGTGTCCAATGCATTCAGTTGGGGCAAAGATATCATCGGAAATCTGATATCCGGTATTACTTCCAAGATTAGCAGTCTTGTAAGTTCCGTTAAAAATGTAGCATCGACCATTTGGGACTATCTGCACTTCTCGGAACCGGAAAAAGGCCCGCTGTCTGACTTCCACACCTATATGCCGGACATGATTGACCTCTTGGGAAAAGGTATTACTGATAACCTGCATAACTTAAAAGCACCGATGACAGCACTCGGCAATGCACTGACACCAATGACTAATGGTATGCAGTCTGTCACGGGTGACAGCACCGGAGCAGAGGGTAACGGTAAACTGGATGCCATGAGTGATGCCATTGTTCGTTATCTGCCGAGAATGGCAGAGAGCAAGATTGTTCTGGATTCCGGTGTCCTTGTAGGAGAGTTGTCGGATGGTATCAACAGGCAACTCGGAAAGGCGTATGTGTAATGAGAAAATTCAGACTGATTAACGGACAGGGAGGGAGTTTCGACCTTAACAGGAAGGACTCCTTCCTTCATGATATAAAAGGGTTTGGCTATGATGATGCCACCCAATATGAACAGATAGGACGTGACTTTTATCCTTTGGAGGAAATTCTTTCACAGGGAAAGATTGAAGGAAAGATTTTATTTGGAGGACAAAAGCCATATGAAACTTACAGGGAGTTTGCCAGATTCATCCGGTCAACTCCCTTAACGCTTGTGTATCAGCCGGATGAAATCTTCCGTGTTCCAGTGCGTATTTCTTCCCTTGGGAAGTCGGAACTTTCGCATGGGGGAGCGGCACTGATAGCGGAGATTTCTTTTGCCACACAGGGACTGTTTTATAAAAGTATCAGTAAATACAGTAACACGCTTTCGGTGGGCGGTAAGATTTATCCCTACACTTACGATTATGCTTATTCGGATGTTTCCTATAATTCGGTGGAGATTGAAAGTGACAGCTATGAGGACAGCCCCTGCAAGATTACGATACAGGGACCGTGCATCAATCCCATTTGGAAACATTATGTGAATAACATTCTTTATGAAACGGGAGCGTATGTGGGAACGATATCCAGTGACCATAAGCTGGTGATTGATACCACCAAGATGCCGTACAGCATTACGGAGAGAGGAGCAGGAGATGATATCGTGGCAGACAGGTATCAGCTGTGTGATTTTACCACGGAGCGGTTTTTCCATTTACAGCACGGTTCAAACCGTATCTCCGTATCCCATGAAGGAATTAATACACTGAATGTAATAGTGGAGGGAAGAATCAGCTATGAAACCGTATAACGTGGAGATTTTTACTCCTGACTTTGAAATGGTGGGACACACCAACATCAACGAACTGTCCTACAAAGAAGATTATTTATCTTCCGATGAAAATTCCATCACGGTATTTGCAATTCCCGGTGTGGCCAAGCAGGATTATATCCGCATCAGCAGGGGGAAAGAAGAGTATGCCGGAGTGGTTACGGAGATTGCATACGGTACGGATAAATCCAAGAATATGCAGACCATTTCCTATAAACCGCTGATGGAGTTATTTAACACGGATATGCTCTTTGATGTGGATGCACAGGGAGTGGGAAGTTTTGAACAGTTTATTGCGGACAGTATTATAAGTCTGTATGTGGAGAATGAGGATACCGAGCAGAATATTACGGGACTGAGCGTAACGGCTCTGACAGAAACCACGGATTGGTATCTGCATATCACACCATCGGATAAGGGCGGTCATTATAACATCGTCAATCTGATGGATTCCGTGATTGTCCCAGCACTTCAAAAATATAACATTCTGCTTACGGCAAGCCTTGATATTCAGAATAAGCATCTTTTAGTAAGTATCGGAAAAGTGGGAGGCAGTGCGGTAACCATAGAAAGTGACCTGCCAAATATACTGAAGAAAAATGTGGTATTTAAGCAGGTCAGTGCGGATGTGAATAAACTGATCATATACGATGCCACAGATGATTATGCCACGAAAGCGGTCTATTATCTGCATTCGGACTTGGGATATGACACCAAGAACGAAGACCGGATTCTTCCGGTGGTATGTGATATGAAAGCGGTAAGCAGCAGTGAAGAGAGCAGTTTTGAGTCCTTGGCACAAAATGAAGCGTCCAATACCTTTTCACAGGCTGCTTTTTCCAATCTGATAGAACTGACCATGATGAACGGAGATGAACTTGTGAAACCGGATGAGATGCCTTTCGGACAGATAGTTAATGTAATATCTGACGGAAATTCCTATCAGAGCATTTTAACCGGAAGGGAGCGGGGAAAGAATACCAAGTTGATTTTTGGAACGGTAAGACTTGAACTGACTAAGATTTTAAGGAGGAATGGCTGATGGCTAATAACATTGTACTAAAAACCTACAAGGGAGGTAATGTAACACCGCAGGATGATGCAATCATTCATGACGTGGCCATTGCCACCAACGGAATATTTAAAGGCTGTGAAGTATCCCATGCCAGAGGAAACGTGCTTCGTGTATCGCAGGGATTTGGTATGATTAAGGGCAGATTTTTTGAAGTGTACGAATCAGAGATAAGCGTACAGCTTGCCAGTGCAGGGCAGACGTTGGATGGCAGAGTTTATATCCACATGGACTTATCCAATGCGGATGAGCCGATTATGCTTCTTGCAAAGACGGCGGCTGAACTTCCGGCACTTGATATGGATGCAGACGTAAATTATAACAATTCCTCTTTTGACATTCAGCTTGCATCCTTTAACGTGTCCAGTTCGGAAATCAGTAATCTGACACAGACCTTTACCAAGATTACTCCCGGCTCCGGTGGAGGAGGCGGTGGCGGCGGTAATTCTTTAATGCGTGATACGCAGTATGCACTTGGG